CAGGAGACCCTCGAACTCGTCGTACTTCACTATCTCAGTTTTTCGATCGATCTCGACATCCTGTTTCTCCACCGGCTTGGGAGACGTCATCCCCCCAGCCTTGGCCCTGGCCGTCTTGATCCACTCTTTCCAGAACGCATCATAAGGAACCCTGCGCCGTACTTCCTCTAATAGCAATTCAAGGTACAACTGCGATGACTTCTCTACCTGCTCAGCCACGACCGCATTAGCCTGTCTGATTGCGCTTGCCTCACAAGCCCCTTCCTCTCCACCATCCTCCAAGCAGGCGCCCAGCCGCTCGTTCGCAATCTCGGCCCACATCGCTTGCAACTTTGGAGTGTTCGCCTTCCCAGTATGCCCTTGAGCTTCCGCGCTAGTCCATGGCACGTTCACCTCCCAACACAAAAAGCCGCCCGGAGGCGGCTCAAGTCCTCAGTCTCTTCCCGCTAAGTCGGGAATGCACAAAAGTTACAATTTCCTATTTCTATAGGGCGTGCAAGGCACGCAGTTCGATCCGGGGCACACTAAGTGCAACGTTTCTACGCTGCAAGGCTTTCACCTTTTGGTCCGCGTAATGTCCCAGGTCTAGGGTAAGTAACTGTACCCTATCACGCACAAAAGGGAACGCAAACACGCGCCCCCTTCAGTCCTTCACTGAATGATTATATAACACATCTGCATATTTGTCAAATCGCATAATTAAGACTTACCCGATCCCAGCCAGCGCGTCTGCGATAAACACGATGAGCGCCAATAGCCCGCTCAGGATGATGAGCGCCGGTATCGCCGTGACTATAATTCTTCGATTCACAATAGCACCTCCACAATTCAGTTCACGAAACGTGTCAAGTCCTCAAAAACATATGTATGTCCCATACGCGACAACCTGCGTGATGACATTGATACCACCAACCCTCATCCCATTGCTCGCTCGGTATGTTGCCTACGTATGATCCCCTGCCACAATAACGACAGCGCCAATACCCGTCTACAACTCTCAGGCCTAACTCGCGGTCTTCTGCTAAGGCCCCCAGAATAGCTTTCGCTATACGTAGCTTCTCAAGATGTTCACGTCCATAGACTACGCCCTGGAGCAATTTCTGTAATTCGAACGCCCGCGCTATTTGCGTACCTATCACTATTTCCCCCCTAATCATCGTATCCACCCAAGGATGCCTACAACAGGAATCGATATTATCACTAGAGCAACCATAATCAGCAAAGCATAGTAAACCCATAAGGGCGGAAAGTTAGGGTCATCCTCTATCAACCACTCCCATAGCCTATGCCAGCGGGTATGGCTCATCTCCGGATCACAATCTTCGGAGCCATCACCACCCGCTCCCCGCTCGTCCTCAAAACCACCGTGATCTCCACGTCCGCCCGCTCGCTGTCCCTCAAAGCCGCCTCTAGCGCAGTCTTCAGAAGCTCGTCGTTATCCAACTGCTGCTTCCACTCCCTGATAATTCCTTCTGCCTTCCCCATCGTCACCCCCCCTCCTGCTGGCCATACACTAAATCACAACGACATCCTCCGTTGCAAATCGTATCTGAATTTCCAGGAACTGTTGGCAATTCCTCGTATAGCATCCACCCTAGCGCCTCTAGCGCGGTACAATCTTCACATACTGCTGCGTCCCCTGACGTCACCCACTTAACCCACTTCTTCAATCTTCCCAGAACGACGAAGAACGTCGCTAAACCAGCCGCACCATACAATCTAGCCCTGGCGTCTATCGCCGTCGTCGGTTCCCACCCCTCTTCTACTTTGTCCGCTATATCCTGGGCGAACCCACCCAACCATTGATATTGCGCCTTGACCCTCTCGCTGACTTCAGTCCAGCTCACCGTAGCCAGCTTTTCAGCAATCAGTGCGCAGTCTATGTGATACCGCTTGATGGCCAACTTCATCGCTATCTGCCACGCAGCCAAGGCTATCAGTCCCAGCCGGAGCCTCCTGCCCAGTTCTGTGACTTCCTTTTCAAACTCGTCACGCCTGCGTCTGACCTGTTCTCGCTCTTTCACTTGACCCGCTCCCCAAATGTCCTGCGGGCCAATTCTATGTCGGCCTCCGTAATCTCCCACTCGGACTCTGGATCTTCTAGCGGATCCCAGGACTTCTCCAGCAAGCCCATCGCCCCGAGGCGGCTGACTGCGTGGCCCATCATTACGTTAGATTGCTCGGGGGTTATGCTTCCAAGTTCCAATAGCTTCGTCGCAGTAGTCGCTATCCTTTGCGCGTCCAGCACCGCGTCTCTCACGTCGCCCTTCTCAGTTACTTCCTCTTCTTCTATCATTTCCGGGAATCCTGCCAGCTCCCTCAAGTGCCTCTCGATCCCTTGGTCGTATGTCAGCACGTTGGCCCCTACTAACTTGTTCACGTATTCGGATATCCCAGCTAAATCAGGCGTTCCGGCCTGGGTGTACCCCAACTGCGGCAACTCCTCTAGCCCAGCAAACTTCGGGTTCAACGCGAACAGCCTTGGCACTGCGTGCCTGTTAATGACATCGCAGATGCTCCTCCCCCAACCCGTCAGCATTAGAGAGAACAGGTCTGCGTGCGTCACTCCCAGGGAATAGCTTCCCGCTTGCTCCATCCCCAAGAACAGGAACTGCGCCAGCAAGGTCATCGCCGTGAGCCGGTTGTATCTGTCCACTATTTGGTTGGTGTCGAACTGGCGGCGACCACCAGTAGTCAGCAGCTCGACCAGCATCCCCACACCCTCGGTGTTCATCTTCTGGTGAGGGATGACTATCCCCTCCTGCTCGTCCCGCCGGATGTTCACCACCAAGCTCTTCGCCTTGCTATAATCCGTGTTAGCGCCAGGGCCCTTGCTGGTGCCTTCTCCCAGGTAAATCACCGGCAGCCCGGCCAGGTCTCGCTCTATCCCAATGCCCTCAACCTCCATGATATTCTTTGCGAAGTAGTGAGGCCAGTACATTGAGCGCAAGAGGCTTCTTCCACGGGGGTTGTTCCGAGGCGCAGCAGTCGTCCTGAACAACAGCAGCTTCTCTATTGGGATGAACTTCGATGTCTTCTCCCCAGGTATGTCTTGGTAGATTCCTTGGACTCCTCCGGCCTCGTCTAGCTGCCACTCGCCACCCGGTGACAGGGAGTCAGCAGGCCTCGGCGCCCACTTCCTCCAGCCTATCAGCCCATCATTGTATTTCGACTTTGCCGGATCCTCGGTGTACTTCGGCGGCTCCTGTCCCAACCGCTTCTTGTACACTATCTCAAGAATAGAGAACCCCTGCACCCACATGTCCAGTATAAATGACAGCGTCGCATCAAACGAAAAGCTCATGTCACCGAAGCAGGACTCAAGGTAGTCACCAGCCTCTTGGTCTTCTGGACTGTCGCTCACCCGCTCCACCGGGAAGCTCATCGCTCGCATCGTCCACTCCATTGCGTGAAAAACGGCAGCGATGACCGGGTTGTTTAACCTCATCTCACGGAAGAGTTTGAGCCCACGAACACCCCTCAACTCTCTGAGTGCCTCCTGCCTCATAGACTGCGCAATGCCTTTGGCTCCCCACCTGGTGATCCCCGACGCGCCGAACTCATCATACAGTTCTCTCGTTTTCAACTCTGGCATTTCAGCTCCTCCCGCGCCTTGCGCAGCGCCACCTTAGCATCCATCCACGCTTTGCGCAAAGCGATCCCTTTCCTGCCCCGCTTCTCTAACCCACCCTCGGCTCGCACGAACTCCTGATATTCACTGAGCGTTGACCGCACCTTCTTCGTCAGCTTCTTGACCCGCTTCTCTGCCTCGGCGTCTACCTCAACAATCTCAGGCTCGGGCTCGATAACGGCCTTCTTCTTATGCATCTTCGCCATGTGCGTCATCAACCGCTTGCCCTTCCACCCGCACAGCAAGCAGACCTCCATCTTAACGGGCTTCTTCGGCTTGTGCCCATTCCCCTTGAGCACACTTTGCAGCAAAACGAGGCACTGCTTTGCCCCGGCCTCCGCCACCTGGTGACTCATGTGCCTCTGCAACAGCGGAACGTTCGCCTTCTTCTCGATCCTCCTTGTCAGCTCCGTCCATGCATCCGACACGTCTTCTCCAGCCAACGCCTTCTCCAATGCAAACAAAGCTTCCCACTGTACCTCCACCCAGTAGTACGGATAGTCCAAAGACCCTCGCCAAGCCCTCGTCTGCCTCCACTGATCAAACCGCTTTCTTAACGCCTCCATCTGCTACGCCCTCCGCGTCCTTCTGTCCACATCGATTCCTTTTCCGCCCCAGCTATGTCAGCCTTGCCTCCACCTCGCTCTAACCCCATTGTCATATAACGCACACAATCCATACTGTGATCATCTTTCTTCTCGGGTTCGTCCTTCTGCCCCTTCTTCCAATGGTAGGCCCCAAATTCAGACAACGTGTTTACGCACCCTGGGTCTATCGTCAGCCGTGGTCTGCCGTCGCCCTGTATCTGCAACCGAGCCTTGACTGCTTGAATGCCATCATTTACGTCACTCTTCGTCCTGCCGAGCGAAAGCCCTGCGCCCCTCATAGCCGCCTTGAGGCCCGCCGCCGATGGGTCTACATAGAACGTCTCGATATTCCACTCATTAGCTAATTCTATCGCGGCCTCAACGAACTTTGCTTGCGACACGCCCTGTCGGTAGTACTCCTTGAACAGATGCAACCGCTCATCCGAGTCTACCCCAAAGACCAAGATAACTGCCGGGTTCACATATCCCTCATCTACCCCGGCCACAAACCGCTTGAACTCTGCTCTATCTCGCTTGCCAATATGTATAAGTTGGTCTAGCTCATCATACACTACGCCCTCAACCGTTGCCCAAATCCCCTTGCGCAGCCGCGCGAGGCGCGAACCCGTTAGTCTGTCCAGGCTCCCTATCCTCAGCTTGCCCTCTTCAGTGATTTCATGGGTTGTCGGATCATACAGGTCTGGATTGTCAAGGTGCGTCGACTCTATAAGCGTAAGCGGCCCGTTCTTTGACCGCATCTTAATCCAATGTAACGGATAGGCCGGGTTGCAGTCCCCTATAGTCTGGGCATATGGCATATTCCCCGCCCGTCCTGTTGTTCGTGTCGTCAGTGTCTCCCAGTCCGCCAGCGCGATCTCTTCAGCTTGATTGACGTATATCACATCATGCTCAGCACTCAGAACCTTTCCGGCCTTGTCCAGTCCTGCTACCCAAATCCGTGACCCGTTAGGATAATCATACCACTCAGCCTTCTCTCCGCCATATATCTCAACCGGCGCACCCTCGTGCAGCACCTTCTTTTGAAACGTCTGAAGCACCGAGCCGTATGTATCGGTCAACTGTTTGCGGCAGATGACTATAGAAGCATTCGAGTACTTACAGGCCAGTATATGCAGTTTGTTCAGCAAACCTATCGTCTTCCCCGTGTCTGCCGGGCCTGAGAGAATCATCTCGGAATCTTGGCGAAGGAAGGCCTCTCTCACCTTACCATACGGCGTATAGTCAGCCTTAGATGGTCGCCCCGACTTGATAGTGTAACTCATAGCTCGTCTAAATCTACCCCGCCGATGACACGCGTTATTCCTACCTTTGCCTTGACGTCTAGCTCTGTCTTCTGCACGTATCCCCGACCCCGGCCCTTCGTTGCCAAGTGGAAACGTATCATCGGCCCATCACCATCCTTGATACTCTGGAGCATCTTGCTTTCAGACAAGTCAAGGCTACGATTGTCTTCATCCTCATATGCCTGACGAGTTTCGGCCCAGCGCCTGACAGCCTTCTGAGCTGTGTACCAAGAGCAACCAAGCCGCTTGGCAACAGTAGACATGATGCCAAAGCTACCCTTGATGGCCTCAATGACTTCCTCCTGCTCATACTTCTTCGCCTTTGCCACGTCACCCCTTACTGCTTTGTACCTTTGTAAGCTGAGGCCCGAGGCCCCAGCCCCATGCCTGTCATGCGCTCTATTCTATTTCCCCACACTCTACCAGTCCTATGGCGTCCGTTGCCTTGCGCGGATCACCCTTCACGAACACGAGAACGTTCTGGTGCGTCTTGCCCAACTTGCGGGCCGCATCAAACTGCCTGCCTACCCGTATCGGCAAGCTACCCACCGCCGTTACCAGTATCGCCTCGTTGTATAGTTCCATACCCAC